CCAATGGTACGGGGAACTTCTTCCAACGAGAGTATGATGCGGCCCGTCGTGGCGACTCACAGTTCAAAGCTCTCTTCGTGGCGTGGTTCGAGATTGAGCAGTACAGCCTTGACATACCCGACCGCGAAGCCTTCGCCATTGAGCTGTGGAAGAATAGGAAGGCGGACTATGCTGCGAGCGACCGAGCCGAGCCAGGCAAATATATTTGGTGGTTGTGGGAGCAGGGTGCTACCCTTGAGGCCATACACTGGTATATACAGGAGCGAAAGAGTAAGAGCGACCATGGGGATATGGCGTCTGAGTTCCCCTCCGACGATATCGAAGCCTTCGTCCACTCAGGACAACGCGTATTCGATATGTACCAAGTGGAAGCGTTGAGACCTACGTGTAAGCCTCCACGCTTCGTAGGTGACGTCGTGGCCAATGGAGCGACGGGCGAGGACGCTATCACCAACGTGCGCTTTGTTGAAGACCACCAAGGACTATTCACTATTTGGGAGAAGCCCGAGATAGACCCGACCGAGCGTATCACGAATAGATACCTTGTCGTGGTGGATATTGGGGGGCGCAGTCGGGGTGCTGACTACTCCGTCATCTGTGTGTTCGACCGACTATTCATGATAGACGGGGGGAAGCCCGTGGTCGTGGCTCAGTGGTATGGGCATATCGATATGGACAAACTTGCGTGGAAGTCTGCGCAGATTGCCAAGTACTACGACGATGCCCTCCTGGTCATCGAGAGTAACACCCTCGAGACAAAAGACCCAAACAGACAAGTGGATGGAGATCATTCACACTTCATCCTCAATCAGATTAAAGACGTGTATGATCGGCTCTATGCTCGTCCTCAGTCTGCCGATGAGATACGGGACTCCGTGCCTCGCAAGTACGGCTTCCATACGAACGTGCACACGAAGCCTATCATTATCGACGTGCTTATCACCTTCATACGAGAAGGGCTATACGTTGAGCGTGACGAACGCTGCCTGAATGAGTACATCACATATGAGCGCAAGCAAAACGGAGCATACGGGGCTATCCTCGGCAAGCATGACGACCTTCTTATGACGCGCGCCATTGGTTTGTACATCAGCTCCAATACGAAGGAGATGCCTCTACCGAAGATCATACCTATCAAGACACCAGAGCAACGACGCTCAAGCAGACGAACAAAGCCCGTCAATGAAGCGACTATATAGTATCTAAAAGGTAAGAAAAAGAATAATCCTCTGTATGTTACAAGTTTAGCAGCTTCACTCGATGATAACGAAGCATTACATTGATGCCACTTTATGGAGATTCTGAAGCTATCTGAACGTCATTTCTTACTTTAACGATCCTCCTCTTTAATAATTCGCTCCGTCAAATCATCCTTGAATTGCAATAGATGTATAAAAGATAGCGCCTCAAAAAAGAGTGAACGCAGACTAAATAGTATTCCCCAAGTGGCATAGCTTAGATGTAGATCTATACCTCTTATGTGAATCTTTATTGGTTCAAGCAACAGCCCTAAGATTATAAGAAGAGAAGTGAGCAAGAGGTCTATCGTGAGTGAGGATACAATATTATGAAGAGATTCCCTGAATTTGCTACGATGTCGATCATTACGCACCTTAGACAAATCTATCGAAACAGCAGTACTTACAGCAATAGAATAGAGTATACCAAGCACTCCAAATGATATCTGTAGTACGATAGATCCTTGTTTAAAGTCAAAAAGACATACCAGAAGGAGTATTATTCTTATGAGTATCCCCTTCAGTAAGGATTTGATAATATACTTACTCAGCTTCATTGCCTCAGCTCTATCAAGAATTTCTCCAGTTCAGCAAAGAGCATTGCTTCATTGATCGCTCCCTGTGAAGTCGTTTCCACTTTGATACTCTTCGTCTTTTTTAGGGCTTTATTGACACTAAGGTCTCCTTCTTTCGTTTTTAGAACTATATCCTCCTCTTGAGAGAATAGGCGAGCAAGTTTGCTAATCTGTTGCTCAGCATCATCTTTACTAATTTTCTTCTTATTAACTTTAAAGAGAAGAGATAGTTCCAATACATCTTCTATATCAAACCCTAAATCTTTAAAGGCGTCCATCTCCGTAAGTAATGCAAGAGCAGATGCAGACACCTTCTTTAGCATCGTCTGCATCGGAGACGAAGGACTATCCAGAGAAATAGCAGTATGATTCCCGAGTAGAATGGACGAGGTTGTCGATAATATAGAGTCATTAGGTAGACTAATCACTTCATTAAAGGCTATCCAGTAATCCTTCCTTATGTCACCTGTAAGCCAATTGATATAAGTTTCAAATCTACGTTGAGAATACTTGTTATTAAAGAGAATCACAATATGTCTATCTGAAACAGCAAAGTAGCAAGGAGGCAATGTCGTGAAAATATCTGACTTAGAAGACTCTTTGATAAGTTCATCAGTTGTGACATGCTCCTTATTAAGGAAGGAGGCAGGCAAACTGGACGTTAAATCCTTTGGTAGAACAGGTCGAACAATTCCTCTGAATATACCTTGTTCACATTTCCAAGAAGTCAGAAGGTCATTTTCATCTCCTTCATCAGAAGTGAGAGGCATCAGCCTAGTCTCCAAAGTATTTCTTGTAGTCAAGGAATCCAATAGTATCTGGAGTAGGTTGATATGTGATTCTGTCTCTGTAGTATTTTCTACAGTGAATGCCCGAAGGGTTCTCGTCTTGCTTGTGCTTGCCATTGTGAATTGAATAGTTCTCTCTTTGCAAAAGTAACAAATGCCCTGGAGTTAATCGAACTCGGATTTAGATAACTATTCATTTCCCCAAAGGATCATTCTGAATGTATCCTGTTTCTAATTCCTTTTACGTTTCATTTTGACGATTATATCTCAGCCCCGTGCCCAACCAATATCGAGCACGGGGCTAATCATTTCACGTCCCTGTTAGTTTGCCGTGATGGCTCGGTGAGCCATTTCTACGGCAGCTGGATCAGCCATAGCCATAGCCTGCTGCTGCATTTCGGGGCTTATTCCATCGGGAGCTATGCCCTGCTTCATCTGCTCGGCCTGCGAGTCAATACTCTGCAGTAGCTTATCCGCAAACGGGAAGTCACCCACCTCCAATAGCTGGTTGAGCGTGATCTGACCAGCCTTCCATACCTCAAGCAAGAACTCATTTGCAAGCTGGCGGTATACGGGGCTCGATGAACTCTCTGCTATGGAGAGGTCAAACTCAATATCTCGAATCTTGCGAGGATCATCAGGTAGGAGGCTTGAGTCATTGCCTGCGATATTCACCACACGCTTCTCATCGTAGAACTGCTGAATGTTCTTCACATCCTTGTACGCTCCCTGAATGGTGAATGCGCTAAAGCTATCCATAAGATCCACCAGTGAATTCGTAGCATTCTGTGTCTGCTGAGCATATAGGCTGGAGCTCATACCAGCAAAGCCTGGCTTCCCCTGCAATGCACCATGTACCCCTGAGACATCTTCAAAGAGCTTGAGCTGGATATTCAGTAGCTCCCCGATGCCGATATTCGTGGCGTTGCTCGAGATCTGCTGAGGTAGCACCCCCTGCTTGTTCGGGGTGAAGGCGATTACTCCATTGAAGCGACTCCACTCTTCTCCAAACTCCTCAAGCGTCATACCTTCGGGCACGCTATCCTCGGGGATAAGCAATACCCCCTTTGCACTCGAACGCATAACCCAGTCGTACAGCGTGATGAGGCGGTTGGTATATCGCTGCTGGTCGATCACATCAGACACAAACGAGTGGATCTCTCCATCAATAAATGGATAAGCTTTGAAGACGTAGGGGTGGCTCTTGTGTAGGTAGGGAGTCTCTCCCTCCTTCAGTATGTGTCCGAAGGGACTGAGATAGTAGAAGTACCAGTAATCATCTACAAACCAAGTAGCCTCGATCAGGGGGACATCCTCCTCGGGGATACCTTGCTCGGATGCCATCATAAGACGTTCGCTATTTACCGCATCTACCATACGCCCGTAGTCCTCAGTATCGATCTTGTACACCTCCCCGTTATTGGGATCGTGGCATAAGTATCGTTCCTTCGTCTCCTTTCTCCACACTTCGATCACACGACACCTACGTGGATCTCTTCCCGTAAAGAAATCGTAGCTTCTTGCATCACTATATCCGAAGTCTGGAAACTGGGAGAAATAGTCACTTACATACGACCCATCACGTGCCTGGCGATAGATCTCTCTTAGGCGGTCGCATTCCTCTCTACTGCTGGCAAACTCACGGAAAAGCGTTTGCAAATCAATATCGTGGATTTCTCCTACAATACTGACATCCCATCCACGCACATCCTGAGAGTTCGAGTCTAAGAAAAAGAGACTCGGATTCACTATTCGAGTCCAGCAGTCAAGACGTCCCTCACGAATACCATAGCTCTTGTGCTGTACGGTCAGACCACTGATGACAAACTCCTCCATAGAGCGTGCTCCAATCTCCGTCATGCTATTGAGCTGCATATTGTACTGGAGTATGGTGCTCATCGTCTCACCGAGTCGCTGCTCGTCTCTATCTCGTGCCACGCATACGGGCTCTTTCGTCTGCTTGAGGTATGCACCGAGGACGTTACGCACAAGGCGACGGATCAAGTTATTCTTGAGCGGTACACTCCCTTGAGCCTTGATGTAGTTCTCCTCGGTCATCGTCTTGCCATCTACATGGACAACGTCCTTCCACTGGTCACCATAGGTATATCGCTTGCATCGTTCTCGATCTTTTCGATAACGAGACATAGCATCCCAGCTACGCCGAGCCTCCATCAGTACCCCCATGGCTCGCGCATATTCCCCTTGACGCTTAGTGGCTGCTACTGAATCTATCTTCTTTGATCCGCCCACCTGACTTAAACGGCGGAGCTTCTTAGTGTAGGTATTCATCTTCTCTTCTCTCGCTTATTTCATTTGTCGCAACTGGATTACCAGTGCCTTCTTCTGTTTATCAATCTCTGCCTGGAGTTCCTCCGCTTCCTTGGGGATGGTTGTCTCCTTCAGTTCCTTCTGCATAGCTTCGATTTCCTTGCTAAGGTCATCGAAGAGCAGGGCACGTTCATACGACTTAGTATTCACCAGCTCATCCAGCTTCTTAGCATAGTCGCCCTTTCCTTGCTCTGCGTCACGCTCGTAGGACTTACCCAAGCGGAGGACCTCCTTCGCTTCTTCCTTGTAGTGGTAGTAGGTGTTGTTGACATTGCGCATATCGTTGCGTTCGTCAGCTCCATCAAGGAATCCTGAGAGGATAGGCACGTCGCGCATCGAGAAGTCTCGATCTCCAAAGGCGGTCTCGCTGGATTTTACAATCTGGTCCGCTGCGGTATAGAGCCCCCCAAAGTACCCCTTGAGCAGGTACTCCAGCTGTGCTGGGTTGATATTTACCCTCCCCTGCTTATAGTCGTCGCCACCCGTCAGGGCATTCAGCTCCTTAGCCAGCCATACGTAAACACCGCCCGTAGACTTATAAGCCTTAGTCCAGTCGGGCATTGCTTTATTGTAATCGGTATCCTTCCAAATAGGGCTCCCCATCCAGCTGTGGTTAGTCAGTGCCTCGACGGCGGGCTTGAAGATGCTTGGTGTAAGCGCGTGGATTGGCCCCGAGTCGTCCATAAGGTCAAGTGGCATTATCTGAGACAGCTGCCCAGCGATGGTGTAGGCTACCATCCAAGCATCTTTATCTTCCTTCCCTGACATGTAGCTCATGCCGAGCTCTCCAATGCCGAAGATAGCGCGGGCTTCCTGGGGTAGAGGGATCTTCACAAGCACGTCTCCTACAAAGAAACAGATATTATTACGCCTTACATAGTCGGGTAAGTTCCAGTATCTGTCATCATCGTCACCACCCGTGAGTGCTGGCAGCACCGTCTGAAGAATACCGAGAGCGAGGAACGTGGCGAGATATGCAGCGCCCTTCTTAGGGTTTCTCTTTACAGCGCGTGCGATATTCACCGACCCTTGGATCGATACGTTCCAGAAGAGGTATAAGCTACGCCCCGTACCTGAAAGGTACGCTGCAGCCTTACCTTTACCCGTCTGCGTATGTGCATCATGGAATGTAGATCCAGCCCCCTTCTTGTTGAAGTTCACGGTCATCTCCTTTGCGTCATAGATAGATCGGTCGATAGTGCGACCCATCTGCCTACTCGTCAGGAACGCTGCAAAGCGAGATAGGTCTTCGATACCCCGGTTGGCAAACTCCATAGTTTCGCCCAGCAATCGGAGACCCTGCTTGAGGCTGATCCGTCCTCCTGACTCCTTCATCATACGCTCGATCTCCTTCTTATGGCGGTCCATGCTACGGAGCTGCGAGTAGCCCGTCTCTCCACCATTCTCCATGAAGAGCTTAAATGCGCGGTGCGTCTCGTTGGACATATCCAGCTTGTCGTGATCGTAGAGGTACACAAGGTGGTGCATCTGTAGCGCAAGCTTACCTACGTTCTTATGGTAACGAAGAGCATAAGAAGGTGACTCCTTGACCCACACAATGGTGTTGGCGTATATAATATCTCGGATGAAGTTCTTCACCACGAAGTTCGGGCTAAGCGACGTATAGTAGCCTGCGAGCTTTCTATTCAAAGCTGCACCAGCTTTGAAGATCGGACCGATATCTCCACCGACATTGCCATCAGGATTGGTCAGCCCATTGACCGCCATTGCCACACGTGGGTCGCCATTGACGATGATCACAACGTCACGGCCTCCGCGCTTGACAATGATTTGGTGCTGCATCTTCTTATCCTGACCGACGACGCGATAGGGGATAGAGGGCTGCTCGCTTGCCAGCTTGAAGAGCTCGGGATTTTCACGTTGGCTTTTGCGCATCGCTTCCTCGAACTCCTGCGTCTTGCGGATGACCTCTTCGCTCGTATCGCTTGGATCGAACTCAGGGAGCACGGCATCCCACGTCTTAGTTGTATTGTTCCACTGCACCCACAGCTTCTGCACGCTGAACAGGTCGCTGGGGTTGTTCTCTACGAAGTTCAGGAACTTCTGACGCACCAGCTTATTGCGGTTGCTTTGCAGGATAGCCGACTCCATCATGCTGGCGATGTGTGCGAGTGGGTCCTCTGCCTTGCTGCTACGTCCCTTAGCCTTCTTCAATGTGGGAGAGAAGGAGCGGTCTCGGTCACCGAGGTAGCTATACGCCTCGTCGCTGGTCGTCTCATCGAAGCCTCGCAGAGGTATGTAGTACCCGTACATATTACGTACATGCTCCAGCGTTTCTCTGCTCATTAGCCCTCCTTCGTACTGCTTAGATAGAGGTGCATCCGTAGCCTTGTTAGTGAGTTCCCACAGCTCAGTGACATCGTTCACCTTCTCGAACTTCATAACCTCTTCGATGGCTTCGGCTTCGAGTGTCTGAATAGCCACGTCGGGACGATCAAGCAAGCCAGTAAGACCTGCGTAATCTCGCACTCTGTACTTCGCATAGCTCGGTGCGTAGCGTGCGCGGATCTCGTCGTCGGTCTTGTGCCATACGTCAGCGGTAATACGCCCTTCGCGGTAGTCGGCTTCGTTTCTTAGGCGATCCGTATCATTGAGGTACGCATCCCAAAGACTGCTTGCCGTGAGCTCCTCGCCCTCGCCACTTTCCTTGACGGCCTTGTTGTGTGCATCGACGTCTGCCTCTACGGCCTTTTGGAAAGCCATGACGCGGTTACGCTCCAGCCCGTGCTTAGCCATCATGTAGTCCGTGACATACGAATGGTGAGATCCACCAGCAAGACGACTTACCTCTTCCACCAGAGGCTCAAGAGCCATACGGGTGTAAGCTGCGGCCTCGGCTTGATTCACACTCGAGAGCCTATTCTCTCCCATGTAGGCATTCTGATACCCTTCGATCTCCTCGATGTACTTGGCATCTCCCTTAGCCTTCATGATCATCTCCATAGTCTTCTTCAGCGAGAGCATACTATCTTGTAGTGCTTCTTGGGTCTGATAGCCCGACTTACGGATAAGCGCATCATAGGTAGCTGCTACCTTTACGGGAGCAGCTGACTCACCCTGGCGGAAGCGGGCCTCTGCGTAGTTACCTACGCCCAGCTTTTCCTGCATGGCTATATCCTTAGCCTGTCCCATAAGCCCCTCGCCCTTCTTCAGCTGATACGTGCGCCAAAGCATGTAGCGGAGTTCGCGGTCACTGATGTTCCAGCCTAAAGCGAGCTTCACTCGGCTGAGGAGATTGTAAAAGGCGTTGCGTACAACATTCCACAGGTCGCGTGCTTCGAGATCCTTGAAGCCCTGCTCAGCAAGCTCTGCGATATACTCCTCGGTGGCAAGGCGGGTGTTCCACCCGTATCTCTTGCTTCGCTCAACAATACCATTTCGTACGGCTTCATTAGCACCTTCGAATACCTCGTCAAGGAACTTGCCGAACTGGTCCTTACCGACAAGTTCCTGCAAGCCCTTGTGCCCTACGACCTCATGGAGGATAGTAGCTTCGACGTCGTCTGCGCTCTCTGCATTAGGTAGCACCACTACCACCTGCCCCGTCTTAGGATCATACCAACCCTTAGCACCGCGCATTCTGCTCGTCTCGCTTTCATTGCGACCTTCAATCTCTGCCGTATCGAGGATGACGCGTACGTCCTCTCCAAGAGCTTCTGCCATGCTGGTGACCACCTCTTCGAGATCCTGCATGTCGTACTCTTCCTGCTCGACTGCATCGTGGGAGCTGTATCGAATATCATCATTCATCCCGTCAAACGAGCCAGTATTCTCTGTGGCACTCTTGACCTGGGAGGGTGAGAAGATCGCGAAAGAGTCAACGCCAGCTTCAAATGCCATCATCCCATCATAACCAAGAGCCATAGCCTCTCTTTTGAAGAGTGGTGAATTGGTTATTTGATAGACCTTATCGGCTCTTTCTTTTGACCCTATGTATCTTATGCTACTCTCACTTATCCCCGTATCAAGAGATAGCGACCTGACCTTTCCTGATGTTACATCGCCATCAATGTACCCTAAGCGTAGAGTCTTCTTGATCTTGATAAACGATGGATACATGACAGGGATATCTTCATCGAAAGTGAAAGCCTTTGCATAATACTCCGATGGCGTAAACCAATTAGGGGCTCCGTCCTTAAATTTGAAGAAACGTCTACTACTGACGCTCGTCCCGTGATACACCACCATCGGCTCCCCGTTCTCATCTACTACCTTAGACGCATTTGTTGGGTCGTTCTCCCAGTCTCCGAACCACTCCTTGAACTCAGGCGTACGGACTTGTAGCCATTGCTTCTCCGTAAGATTGGTGGGTCTCCCATTGGGGGCTTTCATGAAGCTCCCATCCGCCTTTGCCTGATCCTTGACAGCTTGAAGTTCAGGGGATAGGCGGCTGCTGCGATAGCGCACCTCCTCGTCGTTATACTCGGACGCTTGATTATCATTACTGATCTCGAGATCTTCGCTCGCAAGGGGTGGGTTGTCAAATGTTTCTACTACCTTTGTGATGCTATCCAAGTTGAGGTAGGGCACGTTGGCGAGATTGGTTCGCCATTGCTCTATCTTATCTTGGATAGCTTCTTTATTGAGGTATAGGGCTTTGCCTTGCTGTATCCAAAGCAACCATCCGTGGGTGTATTTAGGGAATAGCCCTCTAATAGAGTTCACCTCAATGCCATCCTTCTCTTGGTTGAGCGACAACCCGACCAGCAGGTTTTGCCCTTGATGCTCTACCTCCACAATGATATTCTGAGCTTTTCTCTTATCCCCGTAGCTAAAGACGGCAATGGGATGCTGTAGCATCTTAGGGAGATCCTCCAGCACCTCCAGGGAGAAGGGGTGGTTCTCTTGATTGCTCTTTAGATTTGCTCGGCTTGCCGACATCTCAATGGGTAGATTTGGTATGCCTGTGCTCCGAAGGATCTTCCCTGGTAGACCCAGTGTGTAGATATGATCTTGTGGTAGAGTTCCTTCAAGTTGCTCCTTCAGCTCTTCGTTGAAGCGTGCATTTATTGCATCAGACGTTTCTTGAAGAGACAAGCCTTCATCCCCCTTCTGCATGCGCACCCCTTCGTCTACATCCTTGACTCCAACAGACTCATCATACAGATAGGAGAGTTCTTTCCTCTTGGAGGCATTAGGATCTCTTGTTTCAAAATAGCCCGCGTGTACCACAGACCCGAGTCTCCCATTGCCAACAAGACGAACTCCAGTATGTACCGCATAATCGTAGTGCCGATCACCTTCCACAAAGAATGAGGTTACTCCCAGTCGCTTTGCAGCCAAAGCCATGCTACGCATGTCGGTGTATCGGTATCTAACGTACCCTCCTCGCCCATTGGGGATAGACACCAATGCACGACTGCGATACGTCTTGAAGCTGTCCTTAGTCCGTCCTTCGCTCTTGGCTTCCTTCCATCTGTTGTGGAGGTCTTGCTCTACGCGATCCAAATACTTGGACAGTCGGGATATGTTGACGGGGGACTCTGTGAATGGATCGAAGAGCTCATCTCTCTTTTCCGTAGAGATAAATGACTGCCACTTGTCTTTGAGTGGCTTCCATGCTTCAGCATCAATCGTTGTCCCGTCCAGCTTATATGCCTTTCCCTTCTTATATGCATCAAACTGCGTTTTATCTGCAATAGCCATAGCCCCATTGCTGGCTACGGCAAAGCCTTCGGGGGCGTGATAGACGACCATCAACCCCTCTCGCTTTTCATCTGCGCCCACGAACTCCTCCATATCACCGACTTCTGCGCCAGCCTTCCCCTCCTTGGGGAGCATCACGATATACCCATTATATCGTTCGCTGTCGGGGGCGATGACGTTCGATGACGATGCTTCTTTTTTCGCCAACGATTTCTTGGAGCTCTTCTTCGCGATTTCCTTCTTTGCCTCTACGGTATTCGGGTTTACCCCACGAAGGAGGTCGCTCATAGCCTTGTCGGCTGCATCTTCCACGGACTTATAGTAGTCCATACCGAAGAAATCAGCGACCTCTGTCCAAAAGGTTTTTAGTGCCTCCTTAAGACTATTGAACGCTGCAAGCACACGTGCCTTACCGATAAGATTCGTATCATTCTCAGCCTTCTTCAGCTCCTCCTCTATGCGCTGTGCACCACGCTTACCCGAGTACTGAGCAAGCACCTCATCAGCTAAGGCATCTTCATCTTCCTTGAGTTCGGGATATCGGCTTGCTGTATCACTCCACAGATAAAAGTTCCTGAGCTGTTTCCGTATGGACTTCCATGCACGGGGATTGACTCTACGCAGGGCACTCGTCCAAAGGTGCGTATACTCATGGATAGCCGTCTCTGCTGTTGCGTGCTTGAGGTCGAGATAGATCTTCCCGTCCTTGACAAACCCATATATCTCTCCACTGGTAGTTTTGAATAGGCGCACCTTGGATTGTATGGAGATGTCGTCCTCATCAAAGATGACAAAGTTTGCCTTAGCTCCTTCGGACTCCGATGAATTGTATCGGATACCCACATACCCAATGGAGCGGAAGAAGGCACTGGCTACCTTGTCTGAGCCGAGGTGCGAAGATGCCGTACCATAGAGATCTCTCCAGGTTGAAGGATCTCCAGCTTCATCTAACTCACGCTTCAAGTCCTCCTTACCTTGAGGATAGTCGTACAAGCCCTCTTCATCATTGCGTAGGATGTACTCGACAAGCTCCCTCTTTACACGGGCGATGTCCTTATTGCTTGGCTTGCTCTCAAAATGCAGGTAGTTGCTTCCCGTATCATCGGGCAGCTCTGCCTCATATACGAAGCCACCTCCTGCATAGGACCGAGCGACGCCCTCCTCCTCGGTGAAGTAAGAGCCCCAGCCGTATGCTTGACCACCTGCTCCCTCTCCCATGTGGCTATGGTCAAAGGCTTCAAAGTCAGCATCCGTCCCATGGTAGGCTCGTTGCATCTGCGCTTCACCTGCATGTACGGCATCAAGCACAGCCTGCCCTTCGGCTTCGTCTGTGATAACTTCAATGCCTGCATCGCGCATTGTATTGACAAGCTCATCTCGGATAGCCTTGTCATGGGTAGACGTTTCACTATCTTTGTCGGTAGATAATGACTCCTGAGTATCGGAATATTGACGGGGATTAGTCCCGTCCAGAAGTGTCCGCTGCTCGGGAGTCATTTCACTCGCGCTTCCCTCTGCTGTATCCTTTTCGCTATCTTTGCCTTGAGAAAGGGCATTGCTTTGGTTTGATGCGCTGCCCCCAGTCATTCCGCCTT